TAAAGAAAACATTTTAGTTTATAATGCTAATTTATCTAGCGCATATAATTACAAAATTAATGATACTGTTACATATTCTAATTTTTCCACATCTACTATTATTAATAACATTGAAGTAAAACTTCCAGATGGATATATTGGAAGTAGATTTGTTAAACATACAATTGTAGATAATCAACATGTATTAGAAGCTCTCATACCTACAGAAATTAACTTAAATAAAACATCTGAAGGCGAAGGTATTATTTTTAATCCTAATTTTTATAATGATGTGTTTCAAGACGTTAGAGATAATTACAGCTCTCAAACATTTGACGTGTTAGGTATTTTGCAATATGTATTATACGACCACGTTACCAAAAAAGTAATTGCTACTCAATTAAACAATTTAAATATAGAAACTTTGCTTAGAAGTAAAGCAAACCCAAGATATACTATTGCCGCATCAGTTCCAGAAGGTACTGGAATATATTTAAAAGCATTTGTTAACATTAAAAAGTACCCTAAAACTAAAATATATTGTTCTTGGGAAGAAACTATTGACGGCGTTAATTATAACACCTGTCCTGAATTTAAAACTAAATTTGCTAACTATTTAATTAATTTAAAAGTTAGAAAAGATGAAGTAGATGTAACATCAGAATTAAAAAGCATTAATGTTACTCCATTTGAATTATTTTCAGATGCAGATAATGTTTTAAATAGACCAGATGTTTTATTTGTAAAATCGGATAACAAAACACGTAGATTTGTGGTATATGCTTTACCTAGTTATGAAATTATTGAAGGTAAAGAAAATAAAACTTACATTCAAGATTTAAAAACTACACCTTCTACTGCAACTAATAGAAGTAGCGATTTAGGTATCAATACTAATGACCTTAGACCTTATAGTTTTTCTTCTTATAATCCTATAAGCAATAGCGATTTAGAAGAAAGATTTAAAGTATTTTTAGATACTGGTTTAACTACTTTACCTCTTTTAAGCGTAGCACAAAATGAAGCTATTAGAAAAACTAAAAACAATTTGCAAGAAATTAGTGTTTTACAAGAAGATAAAACTACACAATATACTTTAGAAGGAAATAATTGGTTTATTCGTGCTGAAATAGAATATCAAGCAGGATACCCAGGAGCTCCAAGCCCAAACATTAGATTTGAATATTTAAGAAAAAGTGGAACTTCTACAACTTTATTAGATTCAAGTATTGAAACTGTAACAGTAGAATTTCCTAATATTCCTCATAAAATTAAAAACCTTTACGTTACTAATTGGAAAAAATTACCCTGGGCAGTGTTTCCTTGGAATATTAAAACTAAAACTTCAGGGTCTGAAATTACAAATGAACCGTCTAAATTAAATACCGGTATAAATGGTAATAGTACTTTATATGGAGACTTTACAGAAATTAATCCTACATTAGATGTGATTAAAGAAGACCAATATAAAATTTATGGGCTAAGCTCAAAAAGTATTAAAAAACAAGATTATATTAATTCTAGCTTAAGTGGATTTACTTTATCAAATATAAATGAAATTGACCACAATGCTTTTAATGCTAATTTAGAAGTAGATGGTTTTAATATTAGTTTTAACAACTCTATTTATCAAAGCTATGAAATAGTAAGCAGTCCTGTTATTGCTACAAAAATAGCAGATACTATTTCTGGACAATATGTTTCTTCTCTTCATACTTTAAGCACAATTGATAATATATTTTCAAACTTAGCAGTATTTACTAAACCAAACTATGCTTTACTTAACAAAAATAATTTAAATGTTATTAGTGTTCCTAAACAAGAAGTAAACATTTCTAAAGTTTATAACACTGATGTTTACAATAACGTAATGCAAAACTCAGGGTTAACATTAAAATCTATTACAACTATGATTGAGCAACCATATGTTACTTGGTTAAATCTTTTATCTGTAAGTACAGATATTGAATCTAGAAACTCTAGAATAACTGATGTTAATTATGGGCATTATTATAGTCTATTAGGAAGAGAAGGAAGTACTTCTTTAACAGATGAATTTATTACTGTAGATACGGTACTTAAAGTTAAAGAAGTAGGTAATTTTGCAGTGTCAACTCAATTAACTGTAGAAAGACCTAATGTTAAAAGTTTTTATGACAGTTGCTACACTGTTAAAAATAAATCTGAATTTGTTTACGAAGATGCTAAAAAAGTATTTTATTTTACAAGCTATCCTGCTTCTTCTGTAAATTACCATAGAAGTGGTAATGAATACGAATATGTGGTAGGAACTAGCGTTCATTCTTTATTATTTAAAGGTAGTCATATAGCTTATATAAATAGAAATCAAATTAATAACATAAAAACTGTAAGTTTTTTAGAAACTGCAAGTCTTTTATCAAACGAAGTAGTTGTAGATAATGTGGTTATTGAAAAACCAAGTAAAGCTTTAGGATTATTAAATTATAAAAAAGCACTATACGCTTTTGGAAACTCCGGATTTAAAAATAACATTTTAGTTTCTAAAACAGATTCATTTGAATTTCCTTTAACTAATGTATTAGACTTAGATGCTAGTCAAGATAACAAAGTTAACAGCTTGGTTCCTTGGAGAGACTATTTAATTGCAGCAACTAATAATGCTATTTATTTAATTACTAAAATAAACAATGGTTTTACAAATAAAGCTGTTAATACCTTTACAGGGGTTTCAGAAGTTGATAGAAATACTTTAATGCCTATTTTAAATGGGTTACTATTTAAAAATGGTAGCAAGATATTTTCATTATCTCCAAATCCAAATTCATCAGTAGATTCTATATTGAGCATATCTGAGTTGTCCAAACCTGTAGGAGAATTATTAAACTTAGAACCTTTAGATACTATTGGATTTACTACTGAAACATATTACGGTATATTTTTGACACTTTCTGACAAAACATTATTAATAAAATATGATTATGGGACTAGAGTGTTTACTTTAATGGAATACACAATTAGAGTTAAACAAGTGTTTATTGATAATATTCAAAACATTATTATTACAGATATTAATGGTAAACAATACTACTTTAATAAAAAGTTCCCAGATGCTTTTGTGGATATTATCGGATACGGTGACGTTTTAAATGTAGAATATCCATTAATCGGGGAACTCACCGCCGTGACTCCTATTTCGTTTGAAATTGATAGCGGTGAAAAGTCAGATGACATGGGGTATGAAAAGAACTTTGTTGAAACTAGAATTACATTTGGTTTAAAGAGTTCTAAAGAAGTAATACCTGTTACATTAGACGTATACACAGATGGACATAAACAAATAGCTCACAAAGCTGTAGAAACTGATTCTCCGTTTTGGAATGATAGTCTAGATGATTTAGCTGTTTTAAATACTGGATTTGACACAAATAACTCACAGATTATTAATACCTTAAAAGAATTACGTATTAGACACCATGGTTTTGGTAAAACTCTTAGACACGTTATTACAGGAAACAGCGTTACTAAATTTAAAATTTATGTGGTATATTATAAATATAGAACATTACCAGGAGAAGAATAATGCCAATCCCAGTTAATGCAACATTAGATGACATCATTAACTATTTTGAAAACAATATAGAAGGTTTTAACAACCTTCCTACTTGGTATATTCCTTTATTTAAGACTTTAGCTAGCAAAAGCGTTACTATAAATGACTGGAACCAGCTATTTGAACAAGTAAAGCGTAGTCTTAGCCAAGGACTTACTATAACAGAAGTAATGGTTGCTGTAATTGAAAACTTAAAAACTCTTAGCGACCAAATTGATTATTACAATAAATTAGGAGATATTGGTAAAAACGATAGCAATTTAGACCTTCCAGCCGGAGCTCCAGTAAGTTGGGCAGGAGCTCAAGGTAGTCATAAACTATTTACTACTGCTATAGCGTCTGACCCGACTAAATCTAAGATGGTTGGAGTTTTACGATATTCGTCAATTAAAAATGCTTTTACTCCAGTATTAGTATTTGGAAACGTAGATGTTGCAAATTTTGCAAATATTGTTGACAGTGCTAGTATAAGTGGTATAATGGAAGGTAGTAGATTGTATTTATCAGCTACAGAAGCTGCTAAGTACTCAACTACTATTCCAGACAGGCCTAATGCTGCATTATGGTTAGCTACTATTACAGAACTTAAAAACAATGGTAGCGGTAAAATATTCGTATATGAAATAAACTATAGAGCAGAAGGCGGCTTATGGATTGAAGTAGCTCAAAACGAACCTATAGGTCAAGTTACAGGCGACTTCTGGTACGATATAAAACCATAAAGGAGAAAATATGGAATACAAAGATATGAAGAAAAACGAATTGTTAGCTAAAGTTGAAGAACAACGTCATTTAGCATCTGCTGTAGACGCAAAAGATGCAGAAATTGCTTCTATTTTAAAAGAAAAAGAAGCTTTATTAGCTAAACTAACTGAAACTAAAAATTCTGAGCTTGCAAATATTAGCAAACAATATGCTGAGTTTAAAGAAAGAAGCATTAAAGAAAAAAACGAACTTTCTAATAAAATATCAGAATTACAAAACAAAATTAACAGCACTCCTTCTATTGAAAGATATGAAGATGCTATTAAGAAGTTAGAAGAAGAAAATAAAAAATTAATTTCTTTTTCTAACCAATATATAAATGTATTTAAAAATACTCTAAAAGCGTTACAAGGTAATTTGGATAATGCTATCGAGTTACAAGACATCTTAGTAAATGATGTTAAGGGAAGATAAAATATGGCAAATTTAGACATTACAATTAAAAGAAAAGTAGGGGCAAGCTATGACGTTTTATACCCTACTACGGTTATTGGTCAGGTTGTAGGATTACAAACTGCACTTGATGCAAAAATTAATACAACTGCACGAGGTGCAGCAAACGGAGTTGCTCCGTTGGATTCAAGCAGCAAAGTTCCTGTTGCGAACCTTCCAGCATTTATTACTGGTGCTGGTCGTGGTTTTTATCTTGTTGGAACAATCGGTGGAACTGCTTCATTAAGTGCTGCAACTACTGGTTTAGTCGCACAATTAGTAGCTTTATCAGGTGGCGATTATGAAAATATGTATGGTTATTTTTGGGTTTGTGCTTCAACAACTACATTATCTTGGACAGACCAAACCACCCTTGGTCCAGTATATAGATATCATGTATTAACTCCAGGTGATGAAGCTGACTCAACTTCACCAGTTACATTAGAAGCCGGAGATATAGTTGTATTTACAAAATACAGCGACACAGCGGGTGATTTAGATGACGAAGAATTTACTTTCTCAATTATTAATAATACTTATAATGCTGCCTCTGACACTGTGCCTGGTATTGCAACCTTATCTGATGGCAATGGTGGAATCTTAACTGGTTTAACTGGAAGCACGGTTATCACTGAAGGAAACTTATTAGGATTAACTTATACTGCTGGAACTGATTTAAATGGTATTACTGCTGATAAACTTGCTAGAGCAAACCATACGCACTCTCAATACCTTGGGATAAGTTCTACTGCAGCTGCTGCTTCTAAATGGGCTACTGCAAGAACTCTTACTCTTAACGGAGATGCTTCAGGCAGTGTGTCTATTGATGGCAGTACTGATGTAACTTTAACAGTTGCAGTTGCAGACGATTCACACGCTCACGCATTTGCTAATATTACTAGCAAACCCACTACATTAAGCGGATATGGCATTACAGACGCAGTAGTAGCAAATGCTGCAATTACGGGTGCTACAAACACTAAGATTACGTATGATGCTAAAGGTTTAGTTACTGCAGGTACTACTTTAGCTGCTACAGATATTCCTGCATTAGACACAGCTAAAATTACTACTGGTACGTTTGCAATTGGTCGTATTCCTACAGGTACTACTTCTACTACAGTTTCTTTAGGTGACCACACTCATACCTTTGCTTCATTAACTTCTAAACCAACAACTCTTGCTGGTTATGGAATTACGGATGCTGCGTCAAGCACTTCTTTAAACAATCGCCCAGAAATATACTATAACGCTGCTGCAGATAGCGATGGCGATTTAGTCTTAGACTTAGATGCTACAACCCCAGACTTTTAAGGATTAATTAATGGCCCTTTTAGATATTACATTAAAACGTAAAGTAGGTGCAGTATATGATGTACTGTATCCTACTACTACTTGGGGACAAATAGACAGTAAACCTACTACTTTTACGCCTACTTCTCATAATCACACGTTATCCGACTTACCAACAAACACCCTTACTGGAAGTACCTTTCCTGGTGCTTATAGCGCTCCTGGTGGTGGAAGTAATCAAGGTGTTATTCTTTTTGGAGATTATTATGGTTGGCATACAAGAAGTATTGGAACAACTGGACAAGTTTTAACTGTTAGTGGTGGTGTTCCAACTTGGGCAACTCCTTTAGTTTCTACAACCGTTACGATTGCTTCTGGCGATTGGTCTGCTAATTCTGCCACAAAAACAGTAAGTGGTGTGACTGCTTCAAGTTTTTTATGGATTAGTCCTGCTTCTGCAAGTTATACCAATTTTGTTTCAGCTGAAGTTCGTGCAACAGCACAAGGAACTAACTCAATTACCTTTACTTGCTCAATAACACCCACAGCAAGTATTGATGTTGTAGTGGTGAGGGGTTAACATATGCCAATAATTAATAGCGTAGTAGGTGGAGGTTTACCTTCTATTCAAACACAAGGTATCTTTACAGGGGCAACAGTTCCAATCACTGCAAAAGATAATAATATATCTTACGAAAACAATTATGAATATAAATCCTTAACGCATAACATTACGATTACAGGTTTAACTGGCAGAGCAACCATAATCAATAACGGAACACGAAACGTTACCGTGAATTTTATCGTTACAAGTGCTACAAACTCGTTGAAGTTTTTTGACATTACTTGTGTCAAAGATAGTCAAAGTATTACTTATAGAGGACTTCATGCACATTATGGAACAACTTTAACAGGGGTAGAAAACCTAACGTTTGCTTATTTGAACATTACCAAAGATGGAACTGAAGGAACTGTAGGCACAGCGACCACAGGAACAAACTATCGGTTTATCGTAAGCACGACTTTGCCCAATTTTTCAACCACCACAACTTTATATAATAATATATATGCGTATCAAGTCTTAAATGTTTTAATTGGAAGAGCAACATCGTTAAACGTTAGTGCTGTTTTGTCTAATTGCACTTTGTTTAACCAACCATTAACATTACCAACACCGACAAGTTCAACAATAATTGGAGCAAGTTTTTTAAGTAATACAAGTTCTTTCAATCAACCACTAATTATCCCTTCTAATATAACATCTATTGGGCAAAGTTTTTTAAGTAATGCAAGTTCTTTCAATCAGCCACTAACTCTTCCCTCAAGCCTAACAGCCGTTGGGTCTGGTTTTTTATTTAGCTTAGCATCATTCAACCAACCACTAACTCTTCCCTCAAGCCTAACAACCATTGGGCAAAGTTTTCTTGGGCAGATGAAAAATTTTAATCAACCTGTAACGATTCCTTCGGGTATAACTTCTCTTCCAAATTTTTTTTTAGCAGATGGCGATTCTTTCAATCAGCCACTAATTATTCCTTCTTCAGTAACATCTATTGGAAGTAATTTTTTATCTGCTTCAAGAGTTTTTAACCAACCACTAACTATTCCTTCTTCAGTAACATCTATTGGAAATACTTTTTTAAACTCTGCAGGAAATTTTAACCAACCACTAACTATTCCTTCTACAGTAACATCTATTGGAACTTTTTTTTTAGGCAGTTGTATTTCCTTATCTACAATTACTTATAACGCTTCGGTATATCCTACGGACAATAACTCTTTGTCGCAATTACCCAATTCAAAAACAAGTGCAAGTGGAACTGGTATTATTGTGTATGGAACAGGTAGAGCAGGTCTTATTGCTGCATTGCCCGATAGAGCAGTATCACCGTTTAGAAAACTAATTAACGGAGGAAGTTAACTATGATAATCAGAGAAGTTATTACCATATTAGAAGATACCATCTATCGTAACTACAGCGATAAACACGTTTATATTAAAAACAAAGAAACTGGTATATTGTATAGCGATGTTAATAGTAGTATTGATTATGAGTATGAAGAAACAGATATAAAAATAGAAGAAGACAAAAAACAAAAACTTCAACGGTTAGTAGACAGTGGCGCAATTACTGAAGAAGAAATGTTGGAGTTATTAAAATAATATGTTATAATCTATAAAGGAAAATAAATATGGCACAAGATAAAAAAGAATTATACAACGTTTTAAAGAGAGCAGGAGTTAGTGGGTTTAATAAACCTAAACGTACTCCAGGGCATCCTACTAAATCTCACGTAGTAGTTGCACGTTCTGGTGGAACAACTAAAACCATTAGATTCGGTCAACAAGGTGTTAGTGGAGCAGGCGCAAATCCTAAATCTTCTGGTGAACAAGCAAGACAACGTTCGTTTAAAGCTAGACATGCAAGCAATATAGCTAAAGGGCCTATGTCGGCAGCTTATTGGGCAGATAAGGTAAAATGGTAATATGGCACTAGATAAGATTGAAATCCCAAACGTAGACTACGATAACAATACGGCTATTAGGATTTTTATTAGCACGTATGGCGCTTTAATTAATAGACTTGTAGAGACGGTCAACGCTCAAACAATATTAATTCAGGCACAAGCAGAACAAATACAAAGTTTGACAGAAGCTGTCCAAACACTTGGGCAAACCCTAAATGATGGGTTATAGGAGATATTTATGGATTTATTAGCAATTGTAGACAACATTACTATGTGGCTTACCGAAAATTGGAGTGTTATTTCTGTTACAGTAGTAGCAGTAGGTGGCATTTTAGCTAATCTTAGAGAACTTAAACGTAAAGCAGCTTTAAAAATTACTTTAGATAAACTATCCAGCAATGGAGCTGTTATTACTACAGCAGACGCTAAGATTGCAACTTTAGAAGCAAAGATTGATACTTTAGAAACTACTATTCAAAAAGTAGGTCAAATCGTATATGCTGGATTTTTAAATTCAGGCATTAAAAATAAAAACGATTTAGCTAAAATATGGAACAATGTCAAAGACGCACCTGTAAAAGAAACTATTTCTGAAGTAAAGCAGGTCATTGAAAATGTACAAGGGATTAGCAATATTGTAGCTAAAACTATCGAAACTGTTAAAACGTTAACAATACCTAAGATAGAAACTAATCAGTATATTGAAGCTGCTAAAAATAAATATGGTAACTAACGAACACGAATTTAAATTACTAAAACTAAAATATTCTATTGCAGAATATGGTTTTTGGTTTTTATTTATCTTGTTTTATGTGTTTATACCTTTAGGGTACTTATATTTTAGATACTTTTTACCGGTAGCAAACCCTGCTGCACAAGTTAGTTCTATTTTCTTTTTTATGTTGTTTATAGCTTATTTAGTATTTAACAAACAATTAAAAGAACTTATTGTTAAGCTAGAACCTTCGTTGTTTAAAAGCATTATTACTGTAATACCTAAAATATTACCCTTATTAATTGTAGTAGGAGTGCTTAGCGTTGCTGAAATTAAATTAGATTTTGTAGGGGTACTTAGACATATTTTTACAAATATATTTGTTTCTGCTTTTATTGGAATAGTATTTTATGTGTTACATGACACTTATTCACAAAAGAAAAAACAACTAATTACTCAATATAAAGCAACTAAAGCTGTAGAAGCTAATAACGTTACGTTATTAACTGAAATTGAAAAAAGAATTGAAAAGATTAATGGGCTAATCATAAAGTGAGGAAATTATGAAAAGAAACTTATTTGGGCTATTTATAAGTATATTTATGGCAATAATCTTTGTTGCTGTAAATATATTTTCTCAAATTGTAGCTGTAGGGTTTAGATTAGATGTCTTTACTTCAGCAGATTTTTGGTTCCTTACTGTTTCTAGTACGTTTACTCATATTATGGCATGGTATATAGCTAGCCGTAATACAGTAGATGCAGAAAAGATTTCTAATACAAAATATGTCAAAAAAGCAGAAGTAGTAGAATTTATTGTATTAAATAAGCTAGAAGAAGATTTTGATGACTTCTTAATTGAATTAAACAGAGAACGTCGTATACAAGCATGGATAAACAAGATTAATCGTAAACTATTCTATTTAGATTGGTTTGCAACTGCAAAAGCATTAATTACTCACCGCCGGTTGGTTCAATTGTTTATTAAAGAACGCCCAGCTACGTCTCGTTATGAGTTTATTAAAAAGCACACCTTAAGATTGTATCCAAGACTTAAAGAAAAGTATTTATATTTAAAGTCTCAAGAATATACTTCAGAAAATATGGATAACCTTAGAGTTTTCTTTTTTCAACCTTATACAAGAATACATTTAACTAATGTTAATCCAGATGTAATTAGATTAGATGATAGATTTGAATATAGAAGTTTATTTGATTTAAACAAAGGATTTGGCAAATTACTATACGGACTAATTCTTAGTATTTTTATGAATACATTACTAGTTAGTTTTGTAGAATTTAATATAGGATTATTATTAAACATTATTACTTCTTTGGCAACTTTAGGAATGAACACTTACTTTGGTATTACACACGGTAAAGCCGTTGTAGAAAACGTTTATGTGTATAACTTAACGTTAGCTCAACAAGTTTTTGATAAGTACTTAGCTATGAAAGCTAAGGTTCTTCCTTTAAGTCTTGACAAATCTTTGACAAATAATGTATAATAATATATAGGTAAACAAAATATGGCAGCAACTAGAACAAATCAACCAAATTGGTTAAAATTATTAGGTAACGCTCTGTTTCTTCCAGCCAGTGCCGGTGTAGCTGGGGTTCAGAGTTTATTTGCTAATGAATTTGGCGGAGATACTAGACGAAGAAAAGAAGAAATTGCTGATTTAAGAACCAATCAGCCTGATAACGCATTTTTACAAAGTTTAACTGATGATGAACTATTAGGAATGTTTGAACAATATGGCGAAGACAGAGGTTTTGGCGATTTTTTTATGGGGAATGATACAGACTTTCTTGGAACAGAAGACTTTTTAGCAGATTTACAAAGAGTTCAAGAAGCTGCAGAAGATAGACCTGAAGATTTAAATAGAGAAGACATTAATGCACGTGCTGCTGGAGATATAAGTTTAGACGATGCTAGAGCTAGACAATTTGCTCAAGAAGAAACTGGCAACTTACAAAAAACTTACGACGTAGCTAGACAAGATATTTTAGGAAGTCAAGCAGAACAAAACAAAGCTACCTTAGGTGAAATTGGTTCACAAATGGAAAAAGGAAGAATGGGAGCTTTAGAAGCAGGAGCTTCTGCCGGTTTAAGATTAGCTAATAACGTTAACGTATTATTGTCTGCTCAAAACAAACAACGTTCTACTTCTTTAGATACTGCTAACAATTTAACCCAAATGTTGTTAAATCAACAAAACCAAGCAATGGGTTTACGTAAAGATGTTAATGACAGAGATGCTACTAGAGCTCAACGTACTACCGGATATCAACAACAACAATACGATAAAGAAAGAAACATCTATAATCAAGAACTAGGTGATTGGCAAAATAGATATAGCGAATCTACTAAAAATGTAGACCCATCGTTAAGAGATGCTTACACTGGATTTACGTCAACAAGATAGGATAAATTATGACAAACGAACAATTATTAAGATTAATAGCTCAAAGTAAAAGAGCTATTGGAATGACTCCACAAGATGAAATGGATTTTCTTAATCAAATAAATAGCGGAACTAATTTTTCGGTACAACCTGGGGGAGATGAACTATTAGATTTGTTAAAAAACGTAGATAGTAGTACACCCGCTAATATTCCAGCTCCACCTACCGCAGGGGCTAATATATTAAGTCAAGCAAATCCGATGAATAGCATAGATGAAGTGTTAGCTAAAGCTCCAGCAGCTATAACTAGAAACGCTGAAGCGGTTAACGTTAATAAGATTAGTCAATTAAAAGGTGGGCTACCAAATGTTTTTGGAGATAGCCCAATAAATATTTTAAATAACCCAAGCGGAGTTAACCCTGTAACTAGTGCTCCTGGTGGTCAATTTCCATTAGCTCTCGTTGATGATGTTGCTAATGCTGCTGCTACAGCTGCTCCTTCTACGGGTAAATTTCCATTAGCACTTGTAAATAGTCCTGCCGCTGGTGCTGCAAAAGCTTCTGGAGCTGCTGGTAAAATGGGTGGTTTATTTGGTAAATTAAAAGGAGCTGCAGGAAAAGCAGGTGGCGTATTAGGAAAAGGTTTAAATGCTTTAAATAAAGCTGCTCCTGTTATTGGGGGAGTAACTCAAGGTATTGATAGCGCATTTGCTTTAGGAGATTTAGCTAATACTTCAGGAGATGTTGGAGAATTAGAAAGATTAATATTAGCAGAAGCTGCAGGAGCTAAGAATTACTCAGGAATGTCTGTAGATGACGAAAGAATGATTCAAGGTATGCGAAGAGGAATTAAGCCTTATAATAAAGGTAAACTTGGAGAATTCTTAAAAGGAGCAGGTAAAGGATTAGGAGGAGCTGCAATAACTGGAGGATTAGGTTTAATCCCAGGTATGCAATTCCTACTTCCAATCGCTGCTGCTCAATTAGCTACTTCAGGTGTTAAAGGTATAACTCAAAGTAAAGAAACTGACATTGCAGATTTACAAGGCTTATATCAAAGACTACAACAAAACAAAGGAAGAATTGCTTAAGCAATTCTATATAGGAATTTAATATGAACGCACAATTAATGCAATTAATTAATATGTTAAAACAAGGAGCAGGCCCAGCTATGGAAGCTGGTAAAGGTTTGCTTAAAGGCGCTGGCGGTATGGTCGGTCAAGGAGCTCGTGGTTTACGAGACATTGCAGGCCCAGCTTTAACTGGAGTTTCTAAGTTTGCTACTGCTAATCCAATGGCCGCAGGTGGTATTGGTGCAGGGGCAGCAGCAGGAGCTGGTGGTTTAGGAATTGCAGCATTATTACGAATGTTACAAGGCGAACAAGAAGAAATGCCTGAAATGGGCGAAGAGTTATTAAAAACACTTTTAATGAAACAACAAGGAATGCCTCAGATGCCTCAAGGCGGAAATATCTAATATCCATTGACAAAATTATACAAATAATGTATAATTAGATTATGGCTATTAATAAATTTAATGAAATAATTCCACGTCTTCAAGAAGGACCTCAAGGTGTAACATCTACACCCGGGTATTATATTGATGACATGTTTGACCCTATATTTAATAAAGCTGCTAGAGAGTATTTAAGTAATAAATACGGACCTAGCATTTTAAATATTCCAGCAGGGTATATTGAAGGCATAACTAATGCTTGGGGAAATAAACAAGGTAAAGGTATTCTTGGACCTGCAATGGGTGTGCTTGGATATTTTGGTCGTTCATTAGATAAAGCAGACGACGCTTTGTTAGGAACGTTAATAGAAGCTACAGACCCTACTGGATTTAATAATCCTATAGAACAAATATTTTTAGAAGATAGGCCTTATGAAGGTAAAGAGTTAATTAAAAATTTACTCAATCAATCTCGTAAAGACCCTAATAAACAAATAACAGATGAAGATTTAAAAGGACTTTTACCTACTCTTGGTGGATTAGCTATTGATTTAGCTACTGACCCAGGTATTCTTGGTAGTACTTTAGCAAGAATTGGAACTAAATCTACTAAACCTATTATTAAAAACTTAGGTCAAGTTGGACAATTAATGTCTGACTATGATGATGCAGCGGCTATGTTAGCTTGGAATGCAGTAGCCCCAGGTTCTACTTTTGCTGCTAAAAAGTTTTTAGGTAAAGCCGGACAAATATTAAATTGGGATAAATCTAAAGACGTTGTAAACGTAACTACTAAAGATTCTACAGCTAAAACTGTTGCAGATACTTTTAAACCTAAAGGCCCTGATATCCCAGCGCCTATTATTCGTAAAGAACTATTACCTCAAGGCACTCCTGTTGTTAAAAATGCTAAAACAGTTCAAGAAGGACTTAAAAAAGCACCTAAGGTTGCAGCAGCACCTGTTGCTCCTAAAGATAATTTGACACAATTTGTAGAAAATGGGGTTGAAAAAGTTAAACAATCTTATAAACCTAAAGATGTTGTTAACCCTGCTGTTGAAGAAGTAGCAGATGCTGTTGCTAAACTAGAAGCTAAACCTAAGGTTACAGATAGCGTAGTTGAACCTGTTGCTAAAAATGTTCCTGAACTTACAACATACGAAGATGCTGTTAAAGAAGTTCAAGATTTAGGTGCGCCTACAATGGAAAGCCAAGTTAAAAACATTGGTAAATATACCGAAGTTGAAAACATTGGTGGGCGTAACGTTGTTATGGGAATAAAAGGTGTTGAAGGAGGTCAAGGAATGCCTCTCACCGCTCCTTCCGGTTCTTTTGTAAATCAAAATGTTATTACGTCAGATAGAATAGAAGATGCTTTAAAACAAATAGATGACGACGAAATTCGTCCTATACTTGAAGAAATTAAAGAAGCAGGTGGATGGGATAGATACGTAGAACAAAACTGGGATGGTTCTGTGTTAGATTATCCAGAAATAGAAGCTCTTCAAAATAAAGTTTTAAATATTTTAGAAGAGTTTGAAGGAAATAGTTTTACATATCTTAAATCTGGAGGAACTGAAAGATTTATTGTTAGACCTAGTCAATATTATCCTTTAAAACAATATGCTCCTGTTAAAAGATATGTAGATTCTTGGGTTGCTGTTTTAAAAAATAACATAGAAACTTCTTTAGGACGTAAAGTCGGAGTTAAAGAGTTTCGTACAAAAATATTTGAAGCTTTTGGTTGGGCAGAAAAAGATATAGATTCTTTAATATCTAATTATAAAAAAGCTTGGGAATACCAACGCAAAAACAAATTAATACTAAAAGAATTTAATAGAATACCTAAAACAAACAAAGTTGCAAGAACTCAATATATAAAAAATTTATCTATTATAGACCCTGAAATGGCTAAAGCTGTTGATTTTATATCTAAATATAATGAAGCTTATTTTTTTGTTAAAGGATTAGACGATTTTATTAAAGTTTCTTTTTTAGAAGAAGTTCCTTCAATTAAAAGAGTTAGCAAAGCAGGTAAACGTTTTGAAATTTTAAATACTTATGAAGCTTACAAAGCTTCTACTGAGTCTTTTGTTAAAGCAATGAATTCTAAGTATGCTAAAAAAATCTTATCTAAAGGTAAATCTTTAGGAGATGATTTTTCTAGAAGTATTGTTTTTGCTTTAGATGAATTATCAGACAATTTAAGTAATTTAAATAAAAAAATTGTAAGTGTGACAGGAAGTGGATTTTCTTCTGATGCTTTTGAAACTGTTTCTAAAGAAATAGGAGATATTTTACCTCCAAACACTTTAGTAAAGTCTTTTTTAGAAAGTATTCCTTTTGCAGCTACAAGAGCTATAAGAAGTGGATTAGTGGAAATAACTCCAGAAATATTAGCAGTTGCTCAAAAAGAAGAAGCTGTTATTCGTAAAATTTTAGAAGATTTTCCTGAACTTGAGGTTATTGACCGTTTAACCGGTAAAAAAATTCAAACTTTAATTAAAAGCGAATTAGATGCTACTAAAGTTGCTGCTGGTCAAGTCAGTCCTTTACAATTTGTTAAACGTAATTATAATCCAGCAACTGTTCCTAGTAAGGTTACTGAAGAAAAATTGACACAAGCTGTCAACGAAGTGTTGACAACTCCAACTAAAGAGTTACCTCCAATTGTTCCTAACGCTACTGTACCAGACCCTATTAAAGCTGCACAAAAAACTTTAGAAGCGGGACCAGTAGAAGAAGCGTTAAACACTGCTATTGAAACAGCAATGAAACAACAATATCCTACTACTCCAGTAAGCTTTGCTAAAGAAGTAGATGTTTATAGAACAACTACTAAAAAAGAAACTTTATTTAGCAGACTATCTAGAGCTATTACTACTTCTAGTAATGTAGTTTCTAAAAATTTTTCAGCTAGCTTAGATAACCCTAAAGTTAGAGAAATTATAGCTAAAATAGCTAGTATTAAAGATATTCCTATGGTTAAAAGATTTATTAAGAGCATGGATGAAGCTCAACCTTATATAAGCAAAAAACAAACTGTTCTTGTAGATTTAATTAAGTCTAACGGTTTTAAATTAACTGTGGTAAAAGATGCTGCAGAACGTGCTGCATTACGTAAACAACTACAAAAATTAGCAAACCTTGTTAACGAGGCTGCTCGTAAAATGGGAGCTACGGGTGACATTTTGCTTTTAAATAAAGAAAACCCAGATAACATTGTTGGTATATTTTTAAACGAAAGCGTTGACGGATTCCAAAATTATTTTACAAAAATTGCCAAATCTCAAATAGATGGCAAATTTATATTTGACGAAGATATCCTTTGGTATAACAATAAAGGCGCAAAAGCATTTGCTGAAGAAGGTGCAGAAGCTGCTTTATTAAAACAAACTTACGCGGAAGGTATTGACGAAGTTAGAAAACATGTCACTAAACTTGGGCATAAAGATGAATTAGACGCCTTGTTAGAAAATGGTACTCCATATTTACACCACACTGCTGTAGCTAATGACAAGCTTAGTAAGAAAATGTTAGGAAGTTTTGTTTATCTAGATAAAACAGGTAAGCAAGTAGTAATGAATGTTGAAGAGTTAGGAAAATATTCTAATTCTATGGGTAACTATTTAAACTTAAATAAGAAGTTTAGAAGTATATTTACTGGCAGGTCTTACGAAGGGCCTATGAGTTTATTCCAAGATAACGAACTTGGTAAATTATTTGAAGACGACGATTTAGCTAAAATAATGAATGGTACTTTATCAGAAGGTGTGTTAGCTAATAAAAATTATCAACTATTTTTAAACTTATTTGAAAACGATAATCTTAAAGTTAGTAAAATGTTTAACTCTAGTAAAGAATTAAAAGCGGCTTTATTTGCTGTAGACCCTATTACTAAAAGTGTTGGGGGTAACGTTAATCAACTAGACGTATTAATTCCTGTATATAAAGATGGTACGTTAAAGTCTTTCAAAAGAGTAGACAAATTTAGCGACAAAGCTTTAGAAGAAGCATTTTCAACAGGAGAAGCAGTGTTACTACCTAGTACTTTGTACGCTCCTTTAGACCGTTTACTTAAAAAAGATGCTATATTATCTAATAAAGCATATTTAATACTTAATAAATACTTTACTTTACCGTTTAAATTTGGAGTTTTAACTAACCCCGCGTTTCCAATTGGTAATATAAACGACGCATTTTTTAAGACTGCTACAGAGTTAGGTGCTAAATACGACAGAAGTTTTGTAGAAACATCTATTAAAACTACCGGTGCTATGATAGACGTTGTTAAATTAGAAAACACTATGACAGATATCGTAGAAAACTTTTTAAAAACTTGGGGTAAACCTGGAGAACTTTTTACTCCTCAAATGTTAATTAAAGATGGAAAAGCTCGTAAACGGTTTTTTGAGTATTTAGATGCCGGAGCTTCTAGCAAATTAATTACTCCAGAACAAGCTGAACAATTTAAATCTATTTCAATGTTGTATATGTTAATGAATAGAGTACAAGACACCACGGTAACTAATTTCTTTTCTAAGAAAATGTTAGATAGACTTAAGGCTTTTGATTTAGAACAGTATGGAATTGGACAAGAATTGTCAAAAGGTTTAGATGCAGTAGATGTTATTTCAAAGTACAGTGTTCAAACTAATGCTTTTGAAAAAATTATCTATGGTAACAAGAAAACTTTTGGTTTATTTTTTAATAATCCTATTAACAATGGAATTATGGCCGCATCTAGTAGTATTGAAAACATGATGCGTTCAGCTCATATATTAGCCATTCTTAAAGAAGAAGGTATTATTGAAGAGATAGGTAAACGTAGCCCAGGTATTAAAAAGTCATTATTTGGTGACTCTGAAAAATTAAATATTGCTTTTCAAAACGCGGCTAACAGTATGAACGCTGCTCATTTTAATTATGATAATATTACAGATTTAATGGCAGGGATATCAACTGTTATTCCATTTCCAACTTTTATGGTTAAGAATTTAGGCTTTTGGTTAAATAAAGCTATTGAAAATCCTCAAATTATAGATAATGTTATTTCCGTACACGAAAATTTATGGGATGATAAAAACAAAGCAGCTCAAAAAGATGAGTTCTTAGCAGAAGCTAAAGGACGTGGAGCAGTACCTGCTTTGGGTTCATTATTTAAACCTACCCCGTACGGGTCACTATTTAGTGCTTTTGATACTTTAAACAACCCAGTTCCTAACCTAGCATATAGATTAAATCCACTAACTAAAATATTGACTCAAGCAGCATTACCGTCAGAAGATGTTAAGTACAGACCATATACTACAGATGTTTATACGCCAAACGTCAAACGAGGAGACCCTAACTTTAGCTACATGCGCTACTTATTACAGTCTGCCAACCCGTTTGAACGTCAAATACAAAGTGCTTTACGATTACCGTCTAAATTAGAACAAGGTAATATACAACCGGCTGATGTGTTACCTTCAGTATTCCAGCCAGATTTTAGCAACAAGAAGCGTAAGAAATAGTTCCTCACCGCCCAAAGGCGTAAAAGGAGACCAGAAATAAAAAAACCCTATGGGGTCTCCATAGGGTCTTTGTTTTATTACTTTTTAGATTTTTTAATATTCCATTTAACATAAGTAGATGGATTAATGTATTTTTGATACAAATCAGGGTTTTCTTCTTTAAATTTAGCAGAATCAAACGCTGGTCGTGTAACTTTTGAGTAAGATATAATAGATTTAGATGTTTCTGTAGGTCTAGCGCCTTCGATATATTTAGTTACGATGTTATCCTTCAAAATGTTTAAACGTAGTTCAGAAGCTCTAATAACACCATCTAATGAGTTATAGTCTTCTAACATCTTATTTAGTTCTTCGCTAGATACAGTAGGAGTGTTTTCGATGTCTGGTAAAATATTAGTAATTTCATCAGAATCTATAGATGGAGTAGGAGTAGGAGGAATATTCATTAACAAATGATTATTGTAAAAATCTTTAGTTTCAGGCAATAGTCTAATATGAATAAAATCTAAATCTTTAGGAATTTTATAAGTTTTTAATTCCCAATTAGATTCAAACATAGCACAAACATAAAATACTTCTATACCTGTAATTGCCATATATGTTTGAACTTGAACATAATAATAAGATGGAATACCTTCGTAATCAGGACCGTTCCATGCTGCTTCACCGTATTCGGTAATTAACTTTATTTCAATACCAATAGTATCTTTTAAAGCGTTGTAAGTTTTATCTTTTAAAGTACCAATACCATCTAAGTTACCCATTAACCAAGGATAGTTAATGTTTTTAAACATATGGTCTGGCTTAATAAGGTTGTATTCTGGGAATAAAGGTTTAACTTTATTGTCTAAAATCCATCCTTCTAATTCTCTACCTTTTTTAACACTAGGCAATCTACCAAGCATGTCTTGTGCATGTTCGTTGTCTTCGGTTTTAGCTCGGTAGATTTTAAGCGGTGAGGAGTACTTGTTAAGTCCTAATATAGCTGCTGCTTCAGAACCACCTATAGTTTTTTTACGGTCTTTTTTCCAGTCAGATTCGTCTTTAGGAACTGGAATTATTTCAATTTCAGAACCTTTATCTATAATACCATAACTGTTATATAAAGTTATATCCATTAACATCCTCCACCCTCTCCTACTTCATCTTCAAATTCAATTTCATTAATTTCAGTATATTTTTCTACCAACTCTGCCATTTTATTAGAATATTCTTCAAAAGTAGCATCTTCATCTAATATAACGTTACCTTCTTCATCTGGAACCCAATAAATATTTATTTTAATGGTTTTAGGAAGTAGTTTATTCTTCGGTTTTTTTTGTTGCATAAGCAATCCAATCTAGACACCCCGAACATACGTAACGGCTGTGTCTATCTTCACCTTTCTCTTTTTTAAAATGTTTTACAAGACTGGGGTTACATTGTTTAAAATTACAAAATAAACACTGTACACATTCTTTTTTAGCTTTAATACTCATTTTGTTCTCCCATAATTAATATAGTATAGCAAATGCTTTAAACTATCTCTAACGTGGTCGTTAGTCATTTTACCGTTTAAGTAATAACGATTATTAAGATAGGTCATATTTGGCACTTTTCGTAAAAGAATGTCATCTTTAAACCTTACTTTAGCCTGACTTGGGGTTTGGAATATATAAGGTATTTTGTCTTTTTCCAATTCCCAAGTCAAAGCTCCAATAAGCATAATGGTTTCCGGCATGGTTCCCATTAAGAATCCATCCGTACGAATCATGAAACTCTCAATAATGACTTGATTAGCACCATGTGCTTTTTTCATTATTTCTGCCCAGTATTCATGACGCGATTTATAATCTTTAGCAGACACTGTGTCTAACCTAAGAGTGTCCCACATTAATTCATTCTTTTCATCATCGTATACAATGTAAGATACGCCTGTTTTACCTTTACCGGAGTTAAAGTTACCAGAAGGGTCTATAACGCATAATGTAATCATTTAAATGTACCATAATAAGCATAGTTTTCATCGCTAAGATTAATAGCTATTCCAACTGCTTGTCCTTTTTGAACATGTTCAGCAAACAACAGACTCTTTGAAAAGATTCTAAGCTTACTAATGTATCTAGTCTCATTAACGACTATCGACGCTTTAGATGTAATTTTAGTACCTCCTATGTAGAATTCAACAGTATCCCTAGAGTTATACTCTTCAATCTTGCTGGATAAAGGAATTACTAGTACTCTATCAGTATAAGGGTTTGAGTCTTGTAATACAAGTCCCAAGTGTCTACCTGATAATTCGGAACCAACATTCTCACCAAAATCAATCTCATAAATTTCGCTTTTATAGCAATTATATTTAGGTATTTTATTAGTTGACCAATAGCTACGTTCTCTTTGAATCCAAGCTTCACGTTTGTAAGCTTTGTCGCTTCGATAATCACTCATGTTTATCTCCCCAACTTGTCTTACTAATAGAAGCTTCAGTTGTTAAAGGAACTATACCTTTATATGTGTTTTCCATAATTTGTTGAATTTCTGGTATGATATTTTGCTCATCTTTATGAATTACAAAACAAAGTTCATCGTGAATACACGCTTGCAATTTACTCTTTTTATTTTGCAAGTACTCATCAATTTTACAAATTACTTCTTTTAAAATGTCTGCGGCACTGCCTTGAATAACATAGTTATTTAATTTGTAAGCGTCTCTAGGCTCTTCAATAAAGTATCTACGGCCTTTAAGATTTTCAACATAACCGTTATACCCATATTCTTTTTTAATCCATAAACGATAAGCGTTAATGTCTTTAAAAGCTTGACCAAATCCATAGTATAATTTTTTAACTACGTCTGGGTCTGTATCTGCTAAAGTTTCTTGTACTTTCTTTAAACTAGCTCCGTAAATAATAGCAAAGTTAACTTGCTTACCTACTTTACGTAGTTTCTTAAATACATCTGATTTAGGGTCAATGTCTGGGAAAGCCATAAGTGTAGTTTGAGTATGTACGTCAACAGGTGTCCATTCTTTAGTAAGGTCTTCTTCGTAATAATATTTACTATCTTTTTGAACACATCTAAATGGTATGTAAGCTCTAAGCATATTAACATCGCCTTGACCTTGGGTACAGCGGTGAGTATACTCTGCTTGTAATCGCAACTCAATTTGTGAATAATCAACATAGGCTAATACTGGGTATTCGTTACTTTCTATTACAAACATCTTACGAGGATGAAATAACTCAAAGTTACCTAGTTTTGAATAGACAGCTTCTTTAGGAAACTGTTGAAAGTTGCTAGTAAAACGACCTGAGACTGCACCGGCACTGTTAAATTGGGTATAAACCTTGTTATCTTTAGAGTTATTAAGTCTATATAGCATACTATTAATATACGTAGATATAAACTTTTCTAAGGTTCTTAGATACATAACGTTTTCTAAATACTGTTTAACTTCATTAGGCATAGTCTTATCAGTAATCATTTTAATGTGTAAAGACTTTTTATCAGTATTTTCTAAGTCATAGGCATATTTAGCTTTAATAGCTTTTTTAATTTCAGCATGTTGATTAGGTGTTAAAGAAACTCCTAACAACTTATCATTAATAGCTTTTATACTATTAATTTCAAATATAAGTGCTTGCTTTGAACGAATAAGATACTTTTTATCAACAACATATCCTGTACGTTCCATGCGTACTAATGGCATAATAAGATTCATTTCCATACGTAGCACTTTTAACATACCTTTGTCTGCAATTTTAGGAAGTAATAGTCTAAATAGCTCTAAAACAATAATTACGTCCATTCCCGCATAGCTAAGTAACAACTTACGGTCTAAATCTGCATAAGATATTTTAGAATTAATAATCCAGTTAACCCAAATTGTTTGTACATCTAAAGAGTATTCTTCTAAAGAACCTGTTACATCTTTTAGAGTTTCATCTATTTGAGCTCTAGATACCCCATAGGGTTTAAGTAAATCTCTTAATTGTTTAAGCTTTTCAGTCCAGAGTCTGCTAAGTTCAGCGTCGACTTGTTTGCCTAGATTAGCGTAAGCTGAACCTAATAATCTAGCTGCTAGTGGTTTTAAACCCATAGGGTAACCACCTTCACGTTCGGTTTTAGATTCTAAAGCTAATCTAGCTACAGTCATAGAGTCACAAGCATTAGTAGTATGAAATACATAGCCTTTATTCCACAACATGTTAATGTCAAACTTAATGTTATGGGCGGTCACAAACGTACTTCTTAGACACATTTCGTCAAATAATTTAAATACAGACTTTGTAAGTTCATCAGAAACTGTTAAGTCTGCGATGTACACTACATTGTCGTATCCAAATTGTAATAATATAGGCAAGTCATTACCTAAGTCAATAGTAGAACCATCTGACTTAGTCATATCAATTTTGGTATTACTTTCGGTATCAAAAGCTAAAATAGATATGTTTGTAGGAAGACTATTTAAAATTTCATTAGCCTTAGCTAAACTATCAATAATTATAAATTGATAGTTCGCTAAGATTTCATGATGACTCATATTAAGTACCTGCGCTTTCGTTTAACTTTCTTAAAGTCATAAGAAGCTTAGGTGTAGGAAATACTCTGTCCCTAGATAACTCAATAAAGTAATCTTTAGACAAGTTTTGCATAACGTCATTAAAAACAGTTTGGTCAACACCTGAAATAGTAAATAACGTGCTTTTTGAAATTGTGCTGTTATTTTCTAAGTATTGCATAACTGCTGGAAAACGTACGCGTAAATCGCGAATTTTCATTGTGTCTCCAGTACTTGAGTAAAGCTTTTTACGTTCTTCGTCTGTGTATTGCTTTAATTTAAAGATATCATTATCGTAAATACTTTTAAGTAATGTCCCAGCAATGTTAACGTGATGTTCGGTAACAATAATATTATTGTATTCCATGTCTGTGCTAACAGTGTAACCTGCAATAGCAATGGCTAGACGTGTTAGTTTTTTCCAAGTTTCTGTACTAAAGATTTTAGTGCTATTCATATAAATTTCATTGTATTCTTTAGATTTTGTTACAATATGGTCTTGGACTTTATTTGGAATAATAATTTGATTTTCTTTACGACTCCAAACCCAACGGATACGACTTTTAAGTTGAGCAATTGTAAAACCTTCTGGAGGAGTCCAAGAAGGGTTAATAGTTTGAGGCTCAGTTCCTAAAATATAGGCAAAGTCAAAACGTGCAATATCTTCTACGGTACCAATAAGGTCTTTAATAATTTCTAATCCATTAGGATATGCAATAATTGGACGAATTGGACCTTCTTCAGTAGCTTTAGGATTAGATAAAAATAACATACGAACACTAGCTGGTAATGTTAAATCGCCAGTTGCACGATTAATTCGAACCATTCCTGAGCTACGAATGTCTGTAAGTTCAGGTAATAAAGAATATTTAGCTTTAGCTAACTCTTCAAATATAATAGAACGATTGTGATTACGTGGAATAAGACCTGGGCGAATTTGAGAAGAATTACCGACTTTAACACTACCTCCAATTAAACCAGCTGGCGTAGCGGCACTACCTGCTAATGAAGCAATTGCACCAACTTCATATATTTCAGAAAGTGCTTTTGCTGTAGAAGACTTACCTACACGTGATTCTGCAATAATAAGACCATCTAAATAGCCACGAACTCCTTTATGATAACCAAAAGAAAATGAAGGTGGGGTATGGTACCACAAATCAATAAATTCTAACAAACGATTGTCAACGTCAAATTTAATATACGCTTTTTGCTTTGTAACTAAATCTAAAAATGGCATCCCTTGAAAAGCTTTTAAATCATTAATAGTGTGCTCATTAACTTCAAATGAAGTAACAGTATCACTAGATTCTTTAACAGAAATAGCCACTAGTACTTGTTGCTGACCACGATAAGCATGTGGAACAATTTTATAAATTAACTGATAATTTTTACCAGCTTCTAGTTTCATATCAGTATAGCAAGTAAATTCTGTACGTTTAATATCTTGAGTTGTAACAGATTCTGTATTATCTGCAACTTGTGCTTTAAATATAGTTTTAGGATTTGAAGTAGTGACACTAACATTTTCTTCTAATCCCCAACCGACTAAAGACTTTAAATTGTCTGTAATTTGACTTTTCTTAAGATTATTTTCGACTAAAACTAAAACATCATCAAAGTTATATTTAGTTAAGGTCCAGTATTCTGTAGTTCCAACTGGAATACGATTAAGTTCGTCTTTACCGCCAGTTTTTTCTTTTTTAAAAGTAGCATAGCTAGGAACTGAATATTGGTCTTCATAAGTAGCCATTACTTGAATGTCACTACGAACTACTTTACCTAAATGGGTTGTAGATGCTTCGTTTAATGTGACTTTAGGATAGCTTTCTTTAATATATTGTTCTTGAGAAGTAGTATCAAACACTTTAGCAGTGTCTAACATTTCTTGAAACTGGTCTTTAGTACCTTTATATTTTGTAAAAAAATCTGTAATATCTTCTTTATTTTCTTTGACATACTTACTAATGTCTGCAATATGGACATTTTTAGTAACTTCGTATAACGCTGAAGCAAGTTTAAGTGCTCCTGCACGTCCAGCGTTGTCATTGTCATAAACAATATAAACTGAACGGTCTGTAAAAGACTTTAAGAAAATTGCTGGAAGATTATTACAACCGCCTAAACTAATGGCGTTAAATCCTGCATTTCTAGCAAAGGTCATATCTTTTTCACCTTCGCAAACAACTGTAGGATTATCGTCAGATTCCCATAAATGATATGGTAAAACCATACCTGCAGGTGCTCCAACTTTAGATTTTGACTTAGGCAAAGTGCCTTTAGCAATTGTATAAGCTCTTAAATCTAAAATGCGATTTTTAACAATAATAGGCCAAACTAAACGCGTGCTATCAGTATTAGGAACAAAATCAAAGTTACCGGTATCAGGGTCTCTAACGACATTTACTTCAATACCAACTTTTAAATTATCTAATAAAGTTTTAGAAATTCCTAATTTGACAAGTGAGTCATAAGTAAAATTACGTTCTAAATCTTCTTGATTTCTAGAGAAGTGTTCATAGTCTTCAACTAATTCTGATTTATATAACGCTTCTTTAAATGCTGCAATATTTTCTTTAGAAATACCGTAGTATTGTTCAATAAAGTCATTTTCGTTACCATGGGCTCCGCATCCAAAACAATGATAAATTTTTTGTACTGTGTTGATATTCATACTTGGCGTTTTTTCGAAATGGAATGGGCAGAGAACAGTGTTCTCGCCCATTGCCATTCCTGGAAATACCAAGTCGAATATGGTTTCTGAGTTAACCATACCGATTATATTTCCTTTCTATTAAAATGGTAATTCGTCGTCTTTAATTTCTTCAGCAGTTTCTTCAACTTGTGCTTTCGCCATCTTATTTAAAGTAGGACGAAGGTCAATGTTTCCAAATTGCTTAGTAACATCTTCAACAGTTGTAGTAGATGAAGTAGTAGGAATAAACTTTAAAACATCATTGTAGTCATTACCGTTATATGTACGAACACCAACTTCAATGTTCATGATTTTGCCTTTAGATTCTTTAATGCCATAAGCATAAAGTTCCTTAGCAGTTGCGAATTCACGACTCATGTCAACTTTAGCAGCTTTTAAAAAGCCTGGTAAACGGAATGAAAATGCTTTTTCATACATAGTATGTAAAACAGTTCTTTTAGCATAAGCACCTTCAATCATTTTAAAAACGATAAAGATGTCTGAGGTTTCTTCCCCAGTTTTACCAGTCTTAAATTTGATGTCATCAATGACAACTTTGTAAGTACCGGCTGGAACAATCGTAGAGAGTAATTTGTTAAAACTAAATGCCATATAGGCCTCCTATTTAATCATTTCGACAATTTTTGTCAAAACTTCGTAATCCATTCCGTTGAGTAAGCTGTCAGTTAATTCCATGTTTTTTGCCTTTTCTAGCAGGCTAACCTTGGAAGACTTATGTGCTTTTTCTTCTAAAATGAATTGAATTAATTTAGATTTCTTTCTAGCAATTACTTCTTGTAAAGTAACACCTTCTGAGACAATCTTGGCTAATTCTTTACCGTCTGAGATAACAATGGGAGCTTCAGAGTCTGTGCGTGTCATACGATATTCCGCAAAGCCAATTCGGTCTTTAATAATACGAATGTTATGAGTTTCACGGTCAACACTAAATACAATATCGTGTTCGTATGGAACATCACCTTGCATGTCTTCCTTAACTCCAATAACATTAATTACTGTACGACCTTTGTCGTTTTTAGTAATATCATACTCTGTTTTAGCACGATAACAGAATATCATGTGCGCAGCACTGTTAGACACGACAGATTTCAACAGGTTCTTTTTAGCGATTATGGCTTTCTCGCTCCAAGCACCGTAGGCTTTTTTTGCTCCCGCTAGAGAGACTTCTAATTCTGCAACATTGTCAAGTATGCCACTAGTACCACTCCAAAAAGGGGTAAAGCTATCGGTAACAATAATCTTCTTACCTTGGCTTACAGCATATTCTATTAGTTGCGCGTATTTGTAGATATCGAAGGGGGCTTCAAAATGATAAACCTCCATGGCCTCTAACGTCTCACCGCCTACGTTTCGGCCTACCGATTTACTTGAAGACTTTCTTTCCGTGTCGATAAATAATCCAATGTCTTTAAGGGATTTGCCTGGATACAGTTGGTCACGAATCCCCATAGCCAATTTAAAGGCTGAGGTCGTTTTACCGCTTCCGGCTGGTCCATAGACGGACACAGAAAGCTTCGATTCTAACTTAGTCATAGTGTCAAATTCAAACTCCATACTTTACCTCCTTTTCTGAAGTCCAGAGCTCATTGACGTCGCCGATGCTCTGTTTTTTAGTAACAAGGATATCATAGATGTGTTCCTCGATGGTGCCCTCCATTACGAGGTCTATGACAAACTTCACCTGTGGGATACCGTCAAACGGCGTCATACGTGCTTCCGCCTGTTCATTGTATCCCTGGGCGAAGTCCCTGTCCGCAAAGACAGTGAGCTTCGCCACTGGTAATGTAAGACTTTCTCGTCCTACATCAAGCTGGAGGAGGAATACTTGAGTTTCTTTGTTCATGAATCTTTTTATCTCCTCCTGCTTATCTTTTAGTGGGATTATTCCCGTTACTAAACTGTATTTAATTCCTAGCAAGTCAAATTGCTTTGCTAGGGTACCAAAAATAGCTAGTTTTTTAGACATAACTATAAATGGCAAGTCCGGATATGCTTGAGCAAGCTTAATAATATAAGCTGCTTTAGGCGGAATGTTGGTATAAGATTCTACTAATTTACTTGGGTCTACACAAATTTGCTGTAATCTAACTAATTGAGACAATTTGTTTTTGGTATCAATTTCTGTACCATACTCCATATAGTCTCTAATAGAATCATACATCTCTTTTTGTTTATTGTCAAGGGGTAGCATTACTTTTTTATATTTCTTTTCATAGTCTTTAAATAACGCTAATTTCTTTTGTTTTGTTTGAACAGCATGAATTTTAATTAAGAAATTTAACTCATCTGCTCGCTTCAATGCTAAAGTAATTTTACCAAACGAAGTATCTTCGCATATGTAAAAATATTCTTTAAACTCATTAAAGTGTGTATAATACGGATGAAACCATATTTTAGAATAATTAATAAAACTAAGTAAGCCAAATACATCGTGAGATTCTTTGACTGCAGGAGTTCCTGTTAATCCTAAAATAGCTATGTTCATTTGCTTTTCTTCACAAAAGTCTTTAAATCTAAATAATGCTGTAGATTGCAAGGTTTTAAAGTTGCGTAATCTGTGAACTTCATCACCAATGACTACAATATTTTTAGTATATTTAATACTTGTAATTTGTGAATACTGTGCTTGAGTTGCACGTTTAAATAAGTCGTAACTAATAAGTCTAAAATTATATTTGTCTAATCTGTATGTTGTATTTAAATCTTTAAGCTGAGATAACTTTAACACAAGGTCTGCGTTAATAGCTATGCTGTCTTTTTGCCAATAACTGTTCATATGTTCAATTTCAGTTTTCCATGAAATTAAAGATGTTTTAGGACCTACGACTAACACAACTCCGCCTGGTGGAATTTGTTTAATAGCAGCTGCAATAGCTATTCTAGTCTTGCCTGTGCGTTGCTCATTAAGTATAAGACCAATTCTAGGTGTATGGTGTGCCATTTTAGTGGTAAGCTGTAGTAAATCTAAAGCTTGATAGTCTCTTAGGTCAAACTCATACATAGCGTCTAGTATACTTTTTTGACTAATTTCGTCTAATTGTTTTTGTAATACAGATGCTTCTTCTTTAATTTGTTCTTTTAATTGGTGTAATAGTTGAAGCCATTGGCGTTCATATCTAATGTCTTTAATTAATAGCTCAAATTTAATATAGTTTTCAAAGTCCACATACCAATAAATATTGCTGTGTGGGAACTCTAACCATACTTCAAAATCTGTAGTATATTGTTGTTTATAAAAATGAACATTATAGAATTTAAATTCAATGTTAATTTTTTTAACTATACTATCTGATAATAAATAATGTTTAAAAGTTACGTCGTCTGAAGTGACTAAAAACTTGCTTAACTTCATAGCTTTTACCTCCAAGCCGGCAATCTCGCAGAGAGAGTGCGGCTTACTTTAATTTTCTTTTTAGCATTTCTAAAGTAATTAAAACAGATTCATATTCTGCTACTACTTCTTGTAATATAGATTCAATAAGTTCGTCTTTTATTTTTCTTCTGCTGTAGTTTTTTACAAAATCTTTAAGTTTATAAAACTTATAAACTGTCATACAAATAACTCTTGACAATATTGGTGTCCTGTAGTATTATTAAACACCATCATAAGTATTCCAGCTTTACTAGATAAATTACGGTCAAATTCATAATCACTGTGTTTAGTGTTCATTGAAGGGGCGTAAAACACTTTCATGTTGTAAGTATCACGGCTATATAAAGTCACTTCACGATAATGATGAAAGTGCCCAAATAATGCGTAATCAAAAGTAATATTACGAGCCATAGCGAGTTCTTGAACATACCCTGTTTTTTTACCTTCAATTAAATGACCATGAGCAATAAACATTTTATGTTTACTAGTAATGTGTGCTACTAAATCTCTGTCTGCTTGAATTTTAAAATTTTTATTTTTAGACATAGCTGTCTTAACAACTTCTGAAAAAATTAACATAGCATCGTCTTCTACTAACTCATTGCGTTGTGTTCCAAACGCTCTAGTTTGAGTGTGATTAGAAGATGTAACGCAATAAAAATCTACAAACATGTCTTCTGTAAGCTTGTGTAAAAATTCTACATATGCTTGTGAAATTGTAACTGTTTGTGGAATTAATAAAGATTTAATAGCTAGTAATTGAGAAGGTCTAAGGTGCGAACCTTCGACAACGTCTCCTAATTCAATAAGTTTAATGCGTTTAAATTTATGAATTTTTTGTTTAGTGATAATATGTTTGTATGCTTTTTGTAAAGATTCTAACATAGTGTTATCACCATCAAAGTGAAAATCACTTGTAACAAAAATATATTCATTTTCTTGTTTGACATTTAAATAATTCTTTTTAAATGCCATAGGTTTAGCATTAGTTTCTAAAAGAGTATGTATTTGTTCTGTAAGAATTTTAGTTCTAGCTACGGGTAAAATATATTGTTCTGCAATTGTACGTTCTGTTTTTAACTGAGCTAAAGCTTCTTGATTACCAATAGTATGTTTAATAACAAAATTATAAGCTCTGTGGTGTCTTAATTTCCAAATTTGAGTACTGGCTTGTTCGCTAAATACAAAGTTTAATTCTTCTGTAGCTTCTTTCCAGTTAATTTTATTATTTTTACTTTGTTTAAATTTGTTAGCAATATAAACAAGTTTGTCTCTATCAGTATAAACTAAATAGGCCATTTACTTTTCCTCCTTAACAAAAACACCATTTACTAATTTACCGTGTCTGTTTTTAATAACATCGTATGCTTTTTGAACACAAGATGTAACATCGTAGCCTAATTGCTTAGATAAAATAGTAAGAACTACAAAGATATCTCCAATAGCATCTACTTCGGCATCTCTGTTATTTCTAGCCATTGCTGCTGCTAATTCGCCTACTTCTTCTGCTAATTTTAAAAATTGACGAGTAGGGTCTGAGGTGTTTAAACCTCGTAATTCTCCCCATTTTTCAATTTGTTTAACTAAGTCTGTCATTTTATTTTTCCTCCTTAAAATATAGACTTTCTGGGATAACTAAGATTATAGGTTTTTGAGAACCTGTTTGCGCTTGAACAATATCTTTTTTCATTTTAAGCAAGTTTAAAGCGTCTTTATCTAAGTCCATTTGACCACCTAAAGCTTTGTTTGTATTAGTTTCGACTATAATCGAAACTTGTTTATCTTTAAAGGTTTTAAATGGTGTATGAGTAAGTAGCTTGTACCAATCTTGGTATTGACTACCTAAATATTTAGCTTGTAATTCAAATTGATTTAAATAAAAATTATCTGGGATTCCTTTCATATACTCATCAAATAAAATTTTTAATTTTAATTTTTCAGAAGTATTTGAAAATTCCATTGTTTGAAACAATTCTTCAAACATTAGTCAATGTCCTCTTCATCTACAACTTCTAATTCAAGAGATTGGGTCGGTCCTTTTGGAATAACATCTTCTAACATAGCGTAATGTGCGTCTTCTTTATTTATACCTAAAGCAATAAGGTCTGTATAAGAACAACCTAATCTTAAAAGAAGTGTAGCTACTGGAAAATCTCCAAATATTTTAACAAATTCTGCGACTAAACTTCTAGAAATTTTTTCGTAATTTGGCTTTTTATTACTCATGTTTTTTCCTCCTACATGATTAAATCTTGGTCTAATACATTAAATATACTACCTATATTATACATTGCTTTTATAAAAGATTCAATATTAACTTTAGTAGCTGTATCGGTTATTCTTGGAAATATATAGGGCGGTGAGGTATTAGCAATATTTAATAAATGTTCTTTTTGTTTTTGCCAATAAATGCCCGATATCTTGTTTAAAGGTCTAACTGAAACTCCGGCTTTATTAAGTAAATATACTATTTCTAAATCTGAAGGTTTATTGTCATTATTTGTTAATAATCGTAAAGCTTTACTTACTAAAGCCATATTGACTCCATAAAAGTCACATATGCTTTTAATAAGATTCCAGTAATTTTGATTACTGATTGTAGTATCATCTTGTCTATTAAAATATAAATAGAATAAGATTTCATAAAGCCTATACTTTTCTGCAGGATTCATATTCTACCTCCTAAGCCGTTTATAAAGCGAATAGCGTATAACGGCTTATTTATTCAATACATATTGTTTAAGGATGTCTGTAATAATTTTTACCATTTCATTAAGGTTTTTACCATTTGCATAGTCTGTGTAATATTCGGCAATCTCTGGAAGATTAATGCCAATACCAATAACCTTAATTCCTTTTCTTTCCATACTTTTAACTTGGTCTTTTAACTCTTGTTCTGAGCACTCTGTTGGCTGGCCGTCTGAAAATATAATACAAATTTTGTCTTTGTTTTGAGTTTTAAGCAACGCTTGCTCCATGTAATACAAGGCTCCTGCGTCGTTATTACCTTCTCTAGCTACAATATCCATTATAGCATAAGACTTAGTAATATCATAGTTTTTAGATTCTTTAAAGTCATGATATTTTCTAACAATACAAGTGTGGTTACCTCTAGCAGTGTGGTCAATAATAGAATGGTTAATGTTTAAAGCTCTTAAAGTTTCATGTAATAAAACCATAGATACTTTACCATCTGTAATTTTATCTCCTTGCATACTGCCACTAGCGTCTAACACAATACCAAAAGCTAAATCCATTTCTTTAATTTCATACTTATTGTTATAAAACAAGTTGTCTGAAGTTTCATACTTATATAGATTTTTAGCATCAATTTTACCACTGAATAAACCTGAAAGCTTACTTCCTTGGTTGTAAGTTTTGATGTCTCTAATTTGTTTAATTAACAAACTATTAAGTAATTTAATTTTTTGAGACACGGCTAAGTAAAGATTCTTAGAGTTGTCTGAAGCTTTAACTTCTTTTAAAGTGAAGTCATGTCCCTTTTCTTTAAAGTTAGAAATAGTATTGTCTAACTCTGTAGAAAGACTTATTGGTTTATCTTTAGAGTCTGATTTAGGTTTTAAAGATTCTGTATCATTAAAATCTTCTTCATAATTAAAATTAGCAAACGGGTCTGAAAAAGTTTCTGATGACTCAGCACTGTCAAGAAGTTCTTTTTCATCATCGTTTAAAACTGTGTAATCTACTGTTAAATTAATTTTATTTTTTTTAGCATATTCAATTAAAATAATTGAAGTTTTTACAGCATCTTTAAATATAGCATATTCATTAGATGCCATAACAAATTTAGCTACAAAGTTTGGAAACATAAAAGCGTCAAAGCTTTGTAAAAGTTTGTCGTTAAGAATTTTAGTATCAAAGTCTTTGTAAATTTTTGTTAAATTTTTACAAGTGTTTTTAATTAAATCTTTAACAATTTCTGAGTTTAAATAGTTACGAATTTCTTCGAATCTTAAAGCGTTGTCTTTTATAGCAATAATTTCTTCCACTTTAGGATTAAAGATGTTAGTCAAAGGATTATATACTGCTTCTGATAAAAACTTGTTTTCTCCATTTACTCTAAATAAATCTAGGATAAATTGAGATTGACTTTTTGACATTTTTTGTGTAACAATGTGTAAAATTTCAATGTAGTAAACTAAATATTGTTCTAATTTACTAGTGTAATAGATAATAAAAGAAGTTAAAGGATACTCTTGAACAATACGATTTAATCTATGTTGTTTAGTTGCTAAATTGTTACCATATCTAGAATCTAAACAATCGGTATATATTTGGTCTGGTAATACTTCTAAAAATTCATTTTGTCTTAACAAAGCGTCGTAAAATGAAAGTTTTAAAGATAAGTCTGGTTTTTTATTTGATAAATCTTCTAAGAAATTGTAAACATTTTGTTTTTGTTTTAAACTGTGATAATCTAAACTTAAGTTTGTAAACAAATAACTGAGTTCTTCTACTATAGAAGTTTTTAAATGTAATGAAAATGTAAATAATGCTTCAAGTTCTTCTTGTTTCATATTTTTAATAGCAGCATTAAAAACATGAGCATTATTTAAGAAAAAGTTAGAAGTTTTTTGATAAGAAGAGTCAATATTTTTAAGTTTTAAATAGTAATCTAAATTAATTCCAAAACTATTAAATATTTTAAATAGAAAAGCATTACCATTAATTTGAGAAATTTTTTCGGTGTCTGACTCTAGAGCTTCATTAGTTAAAACGCCTTTAACTGAAAAAGGATTATCTGCTGGAGCTTTTAAAAATAAATGATTAATTACATAATCATATCTTTTGATATCTGAAGCAAACATTTTGTCTTCAAAAGCAGAACTAAATACACTATGAGATTCATCTTTTAAAACTGCTGAAGCTATTGAAAATAATAATTTATTTATAAAATGAGTATAGTTATTTAAACTTAAAGAATAATCTTCTGGTCTACTCATGTCTTTTAAAACAATTTTATTGTTTAAACGATAATCATAAGGATTAGCTAAAATAGAACATTTGTTTGCTATTTTTTGTAATTCATATGGGGTATACATATATTCTCCTTATAGTTTAAATTTTAAATCAAATACGGATAGTACTGTTTCTACAAAGTGTTCTTGATGTTCTGTTTCTTCTAAAAATGCTTGATTAATCATAAAGTTTATAACTGCGTCGTGCGCATTCTTATAGACTTTAGGTGCCATAAATATGTTTATAAGCTGACGAATAGAAATACTTAGTTTTAATTGATTTTCTTTAGCGTACTTGCGAACTGCGTCGTACACTACATAAATCTTTTCTAGCTTATCTAAGTCTTTATACTTTGTTTTAACAGCTATTAAATTAATAGTTTCTTGTTTGTTTAAATGTTTAAACTTTTTAGCATGTTGAAAACGGTTAATTAAAGCACGATTTAAACGCTGAGTACCTTCTTCGCCAATGTTGCCTGTAGCAAACAATCTAAAGTTAGGATGTGCTTGAAGAATAGTTCCATCGCCTAATTCAATTTGACGAGAATCGTCTAACAATGAATTTAATTTACCTAAAACGCCTGCTCTACCAAAGTTAAGTTCTTCAATAATAGTTCCATAACCATTTCTAATTGCTCTGGTTAAGATACCATCTTTCCAAACAAACATTGGGTCTAGTTCTGATTTACGATTTTTATTAGCTACCATTGTGCCAATAAAATCTGATTCTTCGATATTAATACTGGCGTTAATAATTTCAAAAGGAATTCCTGCTTGGTAAAAGATTTGCTTAGCAGTGGTAGATTTACCGGTACCGGATTCACCTACAAAAATAGCACTGTAAGTTTCACCTTTAATAACGCTTGGAACAATATTAGAAAGGTCTTGTAAGTCTACTGGACCTAATTTGTCAATAACTTTTTTATTAAGCGCATATAGTTGTTGGGCATATGCGTCTGATGTATATTGAAGTTTAATAGATTCATTAGATACATGACTAGTTGTACTAGTATCAAAATAATCTTTATTTAACTCTTTAAAGAAATCTTCTAAGTTAGTAACTTCTACAATTTCTCTAAGAGTTGAGCATTTAGATAAAAAAGATTCTACTTTTTCTTTAACTTTAGCATTTTCAATTTCTGAAACTGATTCTAAAATTAAAGATTTTTGGGATGTAGATAAATCCATAGTTTTATTGTAAATAATTACTACTGGGTTTGAGTTATTAGGCATACTGCCCGCAAATCCAATAGGATGAGAGTCTGAATCAAAGTCTAAATAAGTAAGATTCAAAGTAGTTTGAATCTCTGAGGTATCAAAGTTGATATTAAAATAATCTTTACTTGGGGTTTTAAGTAATAAAGAGTACTCATTACTAGGACTTTTGATAATCATATAGCTACTTGGGGCTTGACCTGTAACTGCGATAGGTATATTAGAAGAATAAGTGTCTTGAAAAACTTCTAAGTAAGTAATTTTAGAAGTTTGAGTTTCTACTAATTCAATGTTAACATCGGCATTAAAAGTCTTAATAAGACTAGGCAAAGTTGCCCATGTCAAATGTTTAATTCTTAATTCTGAAGATGAAAGTTTAGATAAATTAAATAAATTTTTATCTATTTGTAATTCATTAAGACTAATAAACAAATGAATTAATGAAATTAAATACAAAGTCATTTGATTTTGAATCTCTTGACTTAATCTACTTAAATGTGCTATAAGCGCAGTATCTAAATAAAGTTTAGTTTCTTTAGAATCAATACCAAGTAATAACTTGTGAAGATTAATACCTAGCTTTGTAAAAGGGTCAAATAAAAATGAAGTTTGTTTAGTTCTAAACAAATTAAGATTTGTGATATACTCACCAGTTTCATAC